CAGAGATTATTTCGCCCGCTCGCTCCTGTGTTGTTTGCTTATTAAATATCATATCCGCAACGCCTCGCTGTTTTGTGATGAATAAACAATTACATACGCCATCCGACAAGTTCACGCCATCCGACAAGTTCACGCCATGCGACCAGTTCACGCCATACGACTCGTGCACGCCATCCGACAAGTTCACGCCATCCGACCAGTTCACGCCATGCGACCAGTTCACGCCATCCGACAAGTTCACGCCATCCGACAAGTTCACGCCATCCGACAAGTTCACGCCATCCGACAAGTTCACGCCATACGACTCGTTCACGCCATCCGACTCGTTTACGCCATACGACTCGTTCACGCCATCCGACTCGTTTACGCCACTACTATCTTTGATTGATTCTGTCATCTTATCCTCCGTTAGTTTAGATACTTGTCTTTGATTGATTGCTCTACCACTTCCAATGCTTTATCAAACCCTAAGTCAAAAGATTCTTTGTTTGTCAAAGTGTCCTCTTTATATTTCTGGACTATTAAGTCATTGTCAAACTCTCTATATTTACTTTTTATCATCTCAACTATATCCTGCGCCTGTTTGTGAAGAGCTTGATTTATTTCTTCAGCAAGTTGCTCGATAGTTAAAGTTATAGTGTTTTTCACTTGTCCCCCTTAATCGCTTTAACAAATAATTCAAAACTAGAAAGAGCTGCGCCCGCTTCTAGTTTGTGACCGCCACACCAAATTCGCAACAAACCACTTTTAAACAAACAATCCATATTCCAATTTTGTTTGGGATATGTTCCCTTCATCGGAAATCCGTTATCTCCGCCTATACCGCACAAATTAACAACATCACTACATCCGCTCAAACGGCAAATAGGTTTATTTTCTTTAACTGCAACGAAATCCATACATCTATAGCCTGAATCATGTTTTCTTCTAGTTGGTAAAATAACAAGACAATCAAAATAACCAATGTCATCGCCCCATTGTCTTGAAGGTAATTCCTTAAATTCTTTAACCGTCATTTTGTCGATTTCTTTCACTTGTCCCCCTTAATCGCTTTAACAGCGTGGTCTATTTAATTTTCTTTATTTATTATAAGTTGATATTCAAACAAACCACTTTCTCTTGTTCCTCTCCGGTTTTTATTTACTGTATGTTCGCCAAACCTTTTTTTTCTTAAATGTCTTAATTGAGCTGAAACACTAGCTGGAGGATCTCCTATAGCATCAGTTATTTCTGATAGTGTTCTCCATGTATTGTCTTTCATTAAATTATAAACTCTTAAAATTTGTCCAGTTAGTCTTTTTTTATCTAGCTTTGCATTATAATCAGAACCATTGAACCTAAAACTCATATTTGTATTAAGTTCCATTATATTTTCCCCTTTCTTGATTATTCCAATCTTCAAAAAGTTGTGTAGCTTTCTCATACATTTTAGCTAAATCTTTTTTTTCTTCTACTGGCTTCGCATGATAATGTAAAATATGACATACATAACATAGCGGCACACACCAATCGTCCCCGCTTCGTCTTCTCGCCCCATCAGGTCTAGGCAAGTGATGAGGAACGGATGCGAAACTGCCACACCTCATACAAGGAAACGAAGCCACATATTTTCTATACTTAGCCGATTTAAAATATTTCGGTTTGAAATTCGTTAACATTATCTAGTCCTCGTTGACATAATTACTTCTTGATAACATTCAATCGCACCTTCACCAATTACGTTCACAGCATTTTTCCCCATCGATCTAACAATATCCCCGATAGCTTTTTCATTTGGTATCAAAAATGATGGTTTAATTTTGCTTACATCCTTAATTCTCCATTTCCATTTTTTAGAATGTGACGAGTTTTTTGTTTTATGTATTGGTGGAGCTACAACAACAGGCTTTGCTTCAATGCTTTCCTCAATTATTTCTTCTGCACGTTCATTATCCCCTAGTTCTTCTGCTTGTTTTGCAAGCTCAAGGGCTTCTGCCTCTGCCTGTTTTTTTGCCTCCGCTTCAAGCCTTGCTTGCTCTACTCTTTGTTTCCGTTCTTGTTCTAATATATATACGCCCATTTTGCGTTTGATTATTTTTTCAGCTTTATCAAGCGGCTCCATGAATTTCTTTTTAGCTGCATTTGCAACCTTATGAGCGTTGTGCGCCGCTGAAACGATAGGATCATGATGTTCTTTAATAGCTTTACCTAATGTTTTAATCTGCACTAAAAATTCATCTGCTATTGTATTTGTTTCGTCATTAATAATCGACATTTCATCAGCTTGTTCTGTAATTGTTAACGCCTTATTTTCAATTACTTCAATTTGGTTTTCCATTTATAAACTCCTTTTGTAGTTCACGACCGCTGTTGCAGAAGTGAAGATTTTAAAATCGTTTGGGTTAGTAAATTCGTGTAGTTTGTAAAGTCCATTTTTCTTTAATTGCAATCCGTATCTTATTCTGTGTTTGTTATCGTTGATGCCACCATTGTAAGCTGCTGTTTGGATTGCTGTCCATTTCGGCATACCACCTGTTTTAATATCAAGAATAGCGTCATGTCCGAATATCAAACCTTCTCTATCTAACGTGCCAGTATATCCATAAATTTTATTATGGAATCTGTATTCAATTAAACGCCATATCGGAGCAACTTCTTTTAGAAATAATTCATACGCTTTAACATAAGGTCCGGCTTCTTCATCAACTGTGTTCCAATTCAAGTCGCCATCGTCAAGGTAATGGCTTATTTTGTGAACACGAGTTCCACGTTCTGCCGAACCATCAGCGTACCAACGATTGTCAGTTATGCCAACCTCGTTTAATATCTGCGTAACGCTTGGAATAATAATTCCATCTTCTGAATATTCGTGTTTTGATTCGTTAAATTCAAGAGCCATTATTTATCCTCTGTGTTTTGAGATAACACCCAATCACAAACATCTTCATAATCTGATTTTAGAATTTTAGTTGTGGAGTCTATTTCATAAGTCAATGCAAGATGGTCTTTGATTTGTCCGTTTGTAACATCTCTTTCTTTAGACAAAGCAAACAATCTTTTTCTTTGCGGATCTGTTATAACATTGGAATTTGATACTCTTGCAGGTTCACTTGTTTTTTGACTTGTTTCTTTTTTAGACGTTTTACCGCTCGCTTCATTACCATCATCATCATCATCAGGAGCTATGCCAACAATCGCACTTAATCCATAACGTCTGCCGTAAGTTAACGCAGAACCCAATCCTTGAGCGGTGTTTTTGTCTGGCTTAATTGCAATATGTCCTCTTATCCATTGACCTGATGAATGAGCAAGTGTTGTTGTTACAATAATTTCGCCATTGTTGCTTTCTGTCGTTTGAATAACTGCTAATTCGTTTTTAGATAATTGATTTCTGCAAGCTTTCCAAACCGAACTGAGGTCTGCATATTTTTTCTTAAAGAAAGGATTTAAAGAATCTTCTTTAGCTCCTTCAATTCCACCTTGCGCTTTAGATAAAGCTAGAACTAGCTTTCCTATTTCCGTTGATTGATTTTTTTCCTTTATTTCTATTTCATTAATTTTTTCTGGTAATTTTGTGCTGTCTTTGATATCATTATCGCTTATCATTAGTTTTCCCTTTCTTGTTTAGAGAGCCTCGATTCCAGTCGGGGCTTTCTGTCATTAGTGTTTGATTACGTTTTTTAAATCTGCCTTTTGTCCTTTAAGTCTTGCTATTCGTATATCTAAAGCCTTTTCTTCTGCAACTGCTCGGCTCAATAAATATGATACATCATCATAATTATATGCTTCTTGCCAATCTTTAGTTTCTTTTAATTTGTTATCAACATTTACTTCGCCATTTATTCTAGTTTTTAAATAAGCTAACATTATTTTCCCCCTTTGATTTTTTCTTTTGCTGCATCACGCATAAACCTGTTAATAGAATAATACTCGTTCCGTTTCTTCTGTTCTAATTTAGCGGCTTTAGTGATATTCTTTTTCTCTTGTGCTGGTAATCGTGTGTGAATGTTTTCTTTTTTAATTGTCATTTTCAACCTCCTTTCTATCTTTTATAGTTACACTATCGCAACCTTGATTGCAACCTTTTTCTTCACTTTTTTCTGAAATAAATTCAAACGATCCGTCCTCGTTTATAATAGTTTTATAAGGAAATATTTTGCTTGGTGATAATGTAGTTTTCATGGTTTTACCCTCTTAAATTCATACACCCAAACCCATGGATTTTCTTTTGCGCAATTACCTATTTCTAAATCAAGGACTTTTTTTACTAATTTAAACGATTCAACGGCAGAAAAGGGATATTTTTTATTTTTTGGTTTATCAAACATCGCTTCTGCATGGCAATCATGAAAAGTTAAATTCCACAACCTTTCAACACGAATATTTGTGATTTCTAAGGTGATGCGGGAATCTCCTTCCATCATAAAATATGAATTGATTTTTTTATCATATTTGTATGGTCTTGGTTCAGTACCAAATCCATGAAAAGCACCTTTTCCAAGCCAAAACGATTCTTTAACAAAAAGCCTATCGCCTATTTTATAAGGGCATTTAATTTTGTCATATGAATCAAATCCACCTCCAGCGGCTTCATATGTTCCAGTCCATGTGTCTTTATTTTTATTTTTTGTGCAAGCGCAAAGGAAATCCCATTTATTCATCAACCTTCGAGTCTGCGTCTTAGTTCCATTAAGCAGCGCCGGAATAAATCTACTGTCCATTCTTATCGGTCGTTCTTTCATTTGTCTCCTCCTAATAATAATCCTTTATTAATTTACGCATTCCAAAGTCTCATTCTACCACCACAACCAACCATCAAGCCGCATCGGTTACATGCGTCGGGACTTCCATTAATGTCAGGAACTCCAGTCTTATAAACTTTTCCTGAACTCCATTTGTGACCTCTTTTTTTGCACCACCACATTCTTGCCCGTAGCTTCAAATGCCCGAACTTCCATCCTATTTTTTCACCTTTAAATAAATAATCTATTGATTTTCTCATTTCTGGACTATTTACCCATATTTGTTTATTTACTTCATATATATCCATCAGATTATCCTTTCGCTAACTCCTTGTTATAACAATCATCACAAACGATATATTTCTGTGTGAGATTATTGATTAATGGTTCTTCAATAAGTTTAGCGTCATCTTCGATTTCGTTATCGCAAAATTCGCAGTATGTAAGTCCCCAATAATCAATCGGTTCTAATCTTTCGTTTGCCATGTTCATTTTATCCCCCTTTTTTGTTATTGTTTATAATTCGTCAAAAGTCACAGATAAAGAGTGGTCTTTTAAAAAGTCAAAATTGTTCTCAAAATCGCAATGGTCTTGTAAGTAGTTCCAAATTTCATTCGCATCATAATTATCACACGCAAAATCTTGTTTTGCGAGCTTGCATAAATTCATGTGAGACTCAGGGATTTCAGGATCGAAAGCTTCATTGCTCTTTCCTGAAATTTGTAAGATAAAATTGTCATTGATTGTAATGTTTGCAGAATATTCAACGATTGTTTCAAATTCATTTTCACCAACTTGATTTTCGTGTGTGTAGTCAAAAAAAAGAATGCTTGTTACTTCCCATTTTTGATTTGCTCTTTTTCCCTTTTTCATTTTGTTCCCCTTTGTTAGTTAGTTTCGCCATTCCTTGGCGGTTAAAGTGTCAACGTCTACGAATGTTATACTGTACCCACAAAAATAAAGTGGGTCTATTTCTTTTCTAAAAATTACATCAGAGTCAATCCCTTTTTTTGGTGAAGTCCATATGCGATAAAAAGTGTTTTTGCCTTTTTGTGTCCACTTGTTTTTTGACTTGATGATTTTCATTTTGTCCTCCATTTTGTTTATTGTCTGTGTCATGATCACAATATATACAAGTGCTTCCACTTTGTCAACCTCTTTTGCAACCTTTTTTAAAATAATTTATGGGGTGTGAATAGGCAAATTTGATTTATTTTTAGATCAAATGTTCCTATTTTAATAAACATCAATGATTTCAAGTAGGTACCTGTGGTAAAAAAATGAGCTCAGTTCCCTCTCAAGTTTTGCAAAAGTGGAGAGGTCAATATCCCTATTTTAGCCCAAAATTAGCCATATAAGCCATTATTATAAAACGCATAGCTTGGTATAGACTAAGGCATTAAAATAGCACAGTGGCCCAAATTTAAAGGATAATCTCGGTTGTCAGGGTAGTTATTTGTTGGTTTCTAACTTTGAAGTTTTTTGATGATTTCTAGCTCTCTGATTCGAGATTTTTGGAGTTCAAGTCTATAATGATTAACTAAGTCTATCAATGCAATCTGCGCTTCTGTATTCTCGCAAATGTTTTCAATCATAATTACTATTAATTCATTCGATTTGCGTTCAAAATCATTATGCGGATTTTGTAACAAACATTCCATTAGTCACACTCATTGTATAATTTGTCGCTTTTTTCATAGCACTTTTGCAATTCATATTCGGTTGATGTCCAATTCTCGAAATAAATTTTACATTCAATCGGGTTATTAAAAGTTTCATCTGACAAATCTTGCACTTCTGGAATTGCCTGTACGTCAGTTTTTATCGTTGTGCTTTTCTTTCCGCACGAGCTTATCCACAGACTTACGCAAAGCAACACGATTAATGCGAGCATTCCTGCGAGCTTCATATCCATTTCTCAACTTTCTATAAGATGACTTCGCTCGTTTCTTACCACTTAACATCCGTTTTAAAACAAGCGAAAGGATACTTACAAATATGGTTAAAATAGTTTTCCACATTTTATTTATTATTGATAGCGTCAATTAATTTCTGAAGCTTATGACCAACACCAAGCAAACCTAATGCAGCAATAAAACCAGATACGCCACCCCAAATCATAGGCATTTGCATTGGATCTGATGCTACTCCACCGGCAATAGCTCCTAAACTCAAAAGCATACCACTAATTGCTGTTGTCACTGTTTTCCAACCCTTGTTTTCTTCTGCCATTTTGACCTCCGTTAGATTTACACTTTTTTTTATATTCTCTATACTGATCAGCATATCTTAAAACCCTTGGTATGTAATCAACTGTTTCTTTAAATTGTTTCCAAGCATCATTTTTAATACGACCTACGCCAGCGTTATAGCCTACTAATATTTTTTCAATATCACCAAATGCAAAATATTTATCTATCCAATGCAGATAATCTGCACCAGCGTATATTTGCTTTTCAGGAGTTGATAAATCATATCCTCTATCTTTTGCTGTAGCTGGCATAATCTGTGTTAACCCGTACGCCCCACAATGTGAAGTGGCGGTTGGAGATCCTAAAGATTCTTGCATAATCAATCCTGCTAACAATGATTCATCTATATCATAGGCTTTAGAAGCTTTTAAGATATATTCACTATACAAATTATAGAACGTTTCCCATTTCATAAATAAAAAAGGGTACGCAAATTAATGCGCACCCTATCCTAAATTAATTATTAGTTAGCTCCTGCACAAATACATCTGTCAGCATTAGCACTGGCACAATTTACCAATATACCCGCTGCATCATCATCCTGACCAGCTACACAAGCGAATGTGCAAGTAGTATTGCAAGCCTGATTACCTGCCGCAACAATAGACCAGCCTATATCGCCAGCATCACTTGAGGTAATATCACCTGTTGCAACTATTGAAGCAACTCCTGTGAAAGCACCATCGTCAACCGAAAATGTTCCATCAGTAAAAACACCAGCACCATTAACGTCAAGTGTAATATTTCCGTCTGCTCCGTCTGTAATAGTAAGACTTGAAGATGTTGCATTACCTGTTTCTAAAATTAAATCAAAGTCACCGTTTGAGGCAAAAATACCAGAACCAGCGCCATCACCGGCTTGAAAAATACCATAAGAACCAGTATGTCCAAAAACACCGGACAAAGCTAATGTTCCTGTACCGTTTTGAGTAAAAAGGCCAATTCCACCAATTTCTGCGGCATCAGTTGGATCAACGATCACACCTCTGATTTGTGCGTATTCTGTAACATTCGCACCATCATCATAACCGACAAACTTCAACATACCAAGCGCATCATCTGCAACTGGTGAAACTGAAACTTGAGTAAATGTTAAAGCAGCACCTTCTGCTCCGTCTGCTTCTCTTGTAACTCCTATTGAACCTGACCCACCATTAATTTCAAATTGTGGATTAGTCGGAAGCGCTCCGCTACCATTCTGTAATGAAACAGCAAGACCGCCAATTTCTGCGCCATTTGAAGGATCAACAATCCCGAATCCAAGCACACCATAATCAACATCTGCGGCAGCGTCATTTTGACCTCTACCTGTAACTGAACCCAATACATCTAAAGCGGCAGGTGTTGTTGATAGCTGATACAAATCAAGATTTATACCAACTGCTCCATCAGCTGCAATATTCATTGCAATAGTTCCGTCTGTCACGTTGTCGATTGTTTCACCGTTAGACAATCTTAATTCTGCTGTGTTGATTTCGCCAACTGCACCAGTAAAATCTATTCCATAATTAAAAGCCATGGGAACAGTTACGTTAGTCGCTTTTAGATAGATACCAGCATCTAACATTTGACCATTTCCACCAACTGCTTCATTTTCAAGATAAGCTAAATAACCGCTATTTGAAAAATAACCTGCTGCAGCAGAATTTCTTGTATGTGTTCTTACATGCAATGTTTTTAAATCGGTTATAGTATCAAAAGCGCTCCACTCTGAACCAACCAACAAACCTCTCATCGCAGTGATAGTTGAAGCATTGGCATCTGATTTTCCAATGGCTTCAATTAATGCGCCATTCAAAACACCAACATCAACATCGTCACTATTTGATGCCTGAATAACAGCACCTTGTGCTGTTGCAGTAGTATCTGTTGTTTGTAGAATACCCCTGGAACGTAAGCCAGTTACATTATAGTTATTACCACCATAATATAATTCAACACCATATTCACGAACTGCAGTAACATCGATTGGAGCAATTAATGTACCACCATCAATTTTACCTGTTAAACTTATATCTTGAGGATTGATATCAATAGTCCCAAAATTTATATCTAATACACCAGTTGATGAACTTACACCAACTGCATCAGCAACAGTTTCAAAGTCTAAAACTAAATCTTCGTCATTTGCGGCTCCACCTAATCCAGCTAGTGTAATAGTTCCACCGGCCGACAATGTATTGTAAGTTGCTGAACTCATCGCACTGCCAGAAAGTGCAGCAAATAAATTAGCTGTCATCTGAAAATCATCAGCACTATTTATTTCAAAATCAATTTGATTATCTGTATCTGCTGTAATTGATGAAGTGGCACCAGCATCTAAAATAATAGAATTACCATCCATATCAAGATCACCAGTCATTGTAATACTACCCAAAGCAACGCCATCTGGAAATGAAACAACTCCTGTGCCAACATCTACAACACCATTTGTGCCATCGTGAGTAATACTAATCCATTCTGTTGATGTTGTAATATCTTCCGAATGAATAAAAAGAGTTGGGTTTGTCTGCACTGCATGGGCAACATCTGTACCCATATCCGCCATTTCTGTTACTAATATAGCATTGGATTGTGCGCTAACACCTAAAGTAAGTGTGTCTGGTGTTTGTGCAACATTGTAATACATTTTGGCATCTGGCAAATTACCAAACCAAAGACCTATTTCATCAAGAAACCAATTGTTAGTTCCTAAACGATTTGCATTGACATACGACCAAGCTGAAAAGCCTGTCAGGGTAACTAATGCAATCACCCCTAAAGTCAAAATTGACTTTTTAAATCCCTTAAATAATTTCATTTCAATCCTCCTGTTTATATTTATTATCTATTATACCTTATTTACTTCAACTTTGTCTAATCTATCGTGCAATGTCTTTAATAAGTTTTCAGTACCTTCTCTGCGACCTTGCTCTAATCCACGTTTTTCAGCTTCTTCCATGTGTTCTTTGAAATGGCCGTTTTTAAAAGCAGCTAAATCTTTTGCCACTTCTTTAATAGCTCCTGAAACAATTGAATTATCTTCTTTAGTATCTTTTCTAATTGCTTTCATATAAAAGAATATGAAACCTATTGAACTTAAAGTGCCTACTCCTGAAACAATTGGTGTGTAATCAATGGCCATCTTCTCTCCTTGTTCTATCTTCCATTGTTGCCTCTTATATTTCTTGGATTTCTAACCAAACTTTAATTGTTTTAACTGCCCTGCCTATTGTAGGCATCCCTAATAAATCTTCTTGTAATGGTATATAAGCCATTTAATCTCCTAGTATTATTCCGTAAACATAAAATGTAACTATATGAGTTGTTGCTGTTGAAGCAGTAGTTATCTTTATCTTTAAGTTTTCACCAGAATCTAAAGTATAAGCTGGAGAACCATTAGAGAAAGAGTCTTCTTGAAATGTGTTCTCAGAAGATGGAGAAGATACTGAACCAGAATTTATGTAATTATTATAGTCTGCATCATTAAATCCAATTTGCCAAATTGGTGCAACAGTATAATCTACTGAATCGTTACATACCTGAACTATATACATTGGTAATACTGTTTTACCTGTATCATTTACATATAGTGTTTCAGTTCCAGTTACCTTCATATTCAATTCATTATAATCTAGTAGGGTTATACTGCCCTCTTTGAACTGACCATACGTTATTAGACCACCGTCTGAATCAGTTGCCGCTGCTTTCACTACACCTGTAAAAGTCGTTACTCCGTCAGCACCAACTGCCATAACATCACTAACACCTGAACCCTCTGCTACTAACGAAGCTGTATCAATATATGCTATCTCTCCCTCAATACCATCTGTTTCAACATAAACATACAGATAAGCTGTACCGCTTGCTGGAACAGTTGACTCTCCATCATCTTGTGTATATGTTTCAGAAGTTGATACAACTAATTGCTTTTTATTATTTTCAGCCAAAGACTCATAATCACTAAAATCATCTGCCCAATCTTCATCTGCAAAGTTATACATTTTAGTTGCAGAAGCTAAAGGTCCGTTAAGTAAAAACGCAACAGTTGTTACTGTTCCTGAATTTCCAGAAGCACCACGAGCGTAATAAGAAAATTCAAACTCATCATTTTCAGTTCCAGTATGTGCTTGTGCTGCATAAGGCATAGAATTATTACCACCAGAATCCGTCATTTTAACAGCGGAAGTTCCTGAATTAATTATTATTGTTTCTTCTGTTATTGTGTAACTCTCTCCTTTTAGTGAGCTAATATCCCAGCTGTCAGGAGTATTAATTGCTGTCCACGCTTCAAAATCTCCATTAACTGCAGTGTCTGTTCCAGCAACTAACATTTCCAAATCATCAATTACGATAGAAGTTCCTGCACTTGCAGATATGCCAGATATAACTGCTGCGCCATCTGTATATCCGCTAGGTACTGTTGCTTGAGTTGATGTAAGCTGTGTGTAAGACGTAGTTGCTGTTAGTATTTCTACATTATTTACCCCTGGCTCACCACCCAATATTTCCCAAGAAGTAGTACTAAAATTATAAGTATATTCGTCTCCACCATTTGCACATTGATAAATAACACCAATATTCGCTACACCAGTTAATCGTTTTGCGTAAACAGTAAGCTGTAAAGTTTCATCTCCTACTGCTGGAGTTCCACTATTAAATAAAACAGGTGATATTTTTGAACCTGCAAAGTCGTCTTCAATATTTAGTTGTAAAGCATAAGTCCCTGCATGAGAGTCTGTTGAGCGTTCAACACTTCCAGAACCCATGAGCATTACTTCAAAACCGTCTGGAGTGTAATCTGTAATGCTCCAGACATTAAAATCTTTGTTGTCTAATTGTTGTTTTGGTCCAGTAAAGTCAGCATATAACCCACTGCTAATATCTATAGGAGCATCATCATTAGGAGTTATATTGCCATTTATTTTTTTAAATAGATTAGAATACGCCATTAGAATATCTCCCAGTTTTTAGTAGTGTTATTTGCCATGAACGATAGGCTTGCACCATCACTAGTAACCGTAGCTGTTGCAGCTTCGTCAATAGTATCTGCGCCAGTTTTGTTTATAGTGAGAGTGTTGCCACTAGCGTTGTAGTCTGAATCTTTGATAATATATACTTGTCCATGGTTTGATGTACTAATCGCAGGTAGTGTTACTGCTGCTGCCCCTGTGTCAGTATATTGATTTGAGATGAAGTAATCAGTAGACAAGATATTATAAGTAGCACTTGTAACTTCTGTTATATTGGCTGTAAACCCACCAACTACTTTGATGCCACTATCTTTTATACGAAGTTTCTCAGCTTCATTAACCTTGAATATATACTGTCCTGCGTCAGCATCTACTAAATCTGTTTTAGTTTCTAAGGTTACGTTCTCAAGACTTTGAGTTCCTGATTTATAATTTTCAGTAATTATTAGACTTTCTGCTTCACTAGCACCGTATATCTGATTAGGATTTGCATCGTCTACTGGTTCGAGCAATCTCATGTTTGCACCAACTTCACTAGAAATAACATAATCCCACATGATACCTAATCCGAAGGAATATTCTAATAAAGAAACAGCACTTTTAGTTGCTGAACCGACATCACTCGTCAAAAATGGTTGGAATCCTGCAATCATAGAATCCGCAGCGTCAGAAGCATGGGGAGTAATTACAGCTAAATACCCTGCTACTCCGCTATAAGCCGCAGTTCCGACAGAATACATATTAGATAGATATGGCGCACCATATCCAGAACTATATAAAGTTGATTGATGTGCTGCTACTTGGTCTGTAACGACAGGAGTTGCTACTGAACCTGCTTGAACATTAACGAGACTTGTAGTTCTTGCTGTCTCGTCTGTTACATCGAATAATCCGTGAACGTATGTACTACCCTGAGCTACAGAGTTTTCGTAGTCATATCCTAAATGAACATTACCATCTGCGCCTGTTCCGCTTCCCGCACTTCCCCAAAGATAAGTATCTCCGCCTGCGAAGTCGCCACCAAACGCATCACCCGAATGTACCAGCATAGGGCTTGGCGTTGAATTACCACCTGATGTTAGGTTTATGCCATAACTCTGACCTTCAAAAGTAATCCAGCTTTCTGCTCCGCTGGATGTTTCTTCTATCTTTAAAGTATCTCCAACATCATTATACATCATAAAATAACTTGATATTGAATCGCCTGATATGCCATCTGCTCTAATGCCCCTGCCTGTTGTCTTTGCTACTGCCTCATCTGTATCCCAAGCTGAAACATTAAGTTGCACATTACCAGAGCTATATTCTGGAGTTACCGCTGTTGCTTCGCCGCTTGCTGTCGAAGTTATATTTTTAGCACTTATATTGGCATCGAATGGAATATCGTTTGTAAACCTACTTTGTTCAGACCACATATAAGTTCCGTCAATATCAAGCCAAACAAATTCAATCCAATGACCTTTGCCTAAAACTGCATCTTTATCAGACTTTAAACTAAGCAAACTTCCTGCGAGTTTAGCATTGTCTTGTAATGTTATTTCATTAGACGTTCCAATCAAAGTAAGCGATTGGCCTTCAAACAAACCAGCTACTACAGTTGGAGTTGAAGTCATAGTATAAGGAGCAGTCGAAGTAAGTCTTTTGCTTCTAAAGTTAGAAAGTATTGTAGCACTAGCAGCAGCTAGAGCATCATCGTCTATCTTCCCGTTTATATCAACATAATCACCAGAATCATATATCGTGGCATGAGAAGTATCATCTATGTCATAATCTGAAACCGCAGATGTTATGTTAGCTTGGTCTGTCAGTAGTGTAAATCCGCCAGCTATGCCTTTTGCAAAATAATTTATATTACTTCCGTAAACTGCGTTAGTAGCTACCTGTGCTGCGTATCCTGTCCCACCTGCTAATGTAAGCCTATTGACGTAATCAACTCGACCCTTCCACAAATAAGCGTAAGTTCCTGCACCGTAAGCGTACATTAAACTGTTTATATAATCGCCACCATCACCATACACATCATAATTTTGTAGGTATATTACTGAATTAGTTAATGCTTGAGCAGCATAAACTTTTTCATCATAATATTGGTCTGTAAAATCAGCATTGACACCAGCAATAGTCACCGAAGAAAAATTGGCAGATGTGGCTATGCCGTTGACATGACCACTTGTTTTAATACCATACGCTAAAACATTACTACTGCTAGAATAAATACCCTTCGTCGCATAGTAAGTAATTTTGTCTCCATTTAAAACAGATATAGCTCCGCCAGAAATAGTGAAATGAGTAGCATCATCTATGGTCTGGATAGATTGATATAGGTTTGTTCCTATAGTAGTCAACATTCCTGTTCTTAAATTAGAAGTATCATCTACTACTATTTGAGTTACTCCAGCTTGGTCGCCAACTACTGTCGATAATTCTGTAGTGTCTTTATTGAAACCAATGCCAGACAACAAAATATTACTATTATTTATTGAAATCCCACTACCATGAGATTCTCCTATATTTAATGCTTCGTACATAAGAGGCTGTATATAATATAACCCATCAAGACTATCCGATGTTATAGATGTAATAATATTATCTACTATTTCAACTATATTTTTCGGACTAATTGGCTTGTCTGGTGTTGACCCTAGAATGAACGTGTCGAAATCCACAACATCAAATTTAGTTACTGTAGCAGTAGGAGTAAACGCTACAATAGTAGTTGTTATTGTATCTGCCGTGTTATCTTTAATTGGATAATATTTTTCATGAATAGCGGCAGTTGCACTATTTGATTCTATAACTCTTAACCACTTACCTGCGAAATCAGATGGTGTCCAACCTGCTGCGGCTACTACAAACTCACCACGACCATCTGCGTTTTCATCATCACCGCCTGTTGCAGTAAAATGAGCGCCACCATTATCATCGATAGCAATAACATGACCCATGATTTTCAATGAGCCTTCACCAATAATTTTACCCTTCAATATTGCATTATCGTAATAAGTACCAGCGGCAAGGTATATAACAACCTTATGGTCTATAAAGGATGGCAAAATATTATCATAAACATACTGTCTTGTTTTACATGGAGAAGCAACAATACCGCAAGTATCGTTATCAGTACCGGTGGTTGCTATATAAATGTCCATATCTGCTATTGTTTTGTCAACCATATTTGGGGCAAATAAAAACCCCTGAATTTCAGCATCACCACAAATCAATTCATCAAGTTCAGAATCTAATCCTTCTGCCGTTAAACAATCGCCTATCGAAAAATAATCTCCTGTGGGTGATTGAAGCCTCGTTGAAACGCTGTCATTATACATGAAATTGTCAATTACAGGACTTGCAAATGCCGTAGATGTAAAAGCAAATGAAGCTAAAATAAATGATAATAATATTTTTTTAAATTTCATATTTGTTCTCCTTAATTACAAAGCCATTTAATGTCATCACCAGCATTATCTGTAGATACATAAACTTCGTCTAAATTTGATGTACTTAACTCGATGCTTGCATTTTGATTTAATCTTATGCCCTCATTAATTCCACTTGAATTAGTAACTGTTGAACCACCAATGTAAATTGCCCCAACATTCTTATAAGACGCTTGAAATACGCAAGTGCCTGTAAGCACTAAAGCTGGCATTTGTAAACTATAAAGAATCCCTGCGTCTGGTATATCTTCAACGCCGCTATCATAAGCACCTTTGAAAATAGGCGCTACACTTACCAATAAATTACCAGAACCATCACAATTCAATAATTCAAGTTCGTTAGAGTTAGAACCATCGGCACAACCCATCAGATTTGAAGTTTGATTTTGCAATGGCACGAAACCTTTTTTGGCATATGCTACACTTGCTACAAACATTAATAACGCTAAAAATATTATTATCTTTTTCATATTTAAACTCCTTTATTTTTGTTCTGCTACCCTAGCTGATATTTCAAGTGGATTATTCCAATATCCATATTTAATGTTATAATAAATATATACTGGCAAGAACCCTATAATCCAGTATCTAAGCCATTGTTGTAAATGCTTCGATTCATGTTTTATCAATCTCTCGTTCTCTTTATACTCAGGCGGATAGATAAATATAAAAGGCCAAATAGTAACACCGACAATATTAACGCCCTTGTTAAATTTATCGGCTATGCCAACTATAAATCTAGCTATTAAACCTGTTCTTATTCTATAATTTGCTATCATTTTGTTTTTTCCTAAGACCAACAATTTTAGAAAAATTCCTATCAAATTTCATATACATAATATTAGCTATTTCAAATGTCATCCATATATCATCGGTAGTGCAAATTTCTAATCTTCCAGATTCTGCTTCAATAATTTTAGTTATATTCATCAAATCAGGTTTTTCTTTGTTTTGAGCAGACACCATTTCCCTTGTAATATTTTTAAGATAGTTATGTTCTGCTATTTCAAATTCTTCTGTTTTGCCATTAATGAAAGTTATCTCAACTTTATAACTATCTGGAATTTCTTGATTATCTTTTAATACATGGACTTTATTCATTTTGTAATCTCCTTATAAAATTCTCATTATAAATCTAACCCTAATTGATCTAGGCTGTATTGATTCAGTTGCTGAAAGTTGGTTGTTCATTGTGTCTGTTGTAGTGTTGGCATCGCCAGGATCAGTTGAATTAGTGTCACCTGGATCGGTTGATCCTGTGTTACCAAGAATATCAGTTGAAGCAAGAGAGCTAACTACGTTTCCACCTGCAACAGCCGCAGCAATGTGATAGCCTGAAGTAAAAGTATCGGCAGTAGGGACATAAAGCATATCGGGGTCGACATTACTATCACCTATTAACGCATATAAAGTACCATAATTATGTATATGACTAGGCATTGTGTGAATATGAGTGGGCATTGTGTGAATATGCCCAGTCATTGTATGTGCATGTTGAATATTAATTTGATGACTAGCATTTCCAATAGCCGCCGCATTCCAAGCGGCAACATCAATATCCCCACCGCCTTCTGTACCAAAACCAACTAAATAACGATTTGACATATCAGGAGTAGCTTGCCCATTCAAGGCACTCAACGCATTGGAAACATTCTGACCATCGCAATATTGCCAATGGTCTGTATCAAAGGTTGCAGTAGCATTAAAATCATAAAATGGAATTATAGAACCAACAGGAACTAAACTGGGGTTTCCTGATGATTGGCCCAAAGTAAAACTTGAACCAGTTGAAATTATTTGTCCCAACACAGGAATTTCAAGGTTTGTGCCTCTACGTCTAAAAAGTATAATTTCATGTTCGTCAGTATTTGTTGTTAAGTTTGCTTCTGGCTCAATGCAATATTCTCTAACAACTATATTTGCATACACACCTTGCAATGCTAATGCAGCATCTGCATTATCTAATATAGCAACAACGACATCGCCATCTGCCAAAGACAAAGGACTGTCTGCAAGCGCAATAGTATTTGTAAAAACATCACCACCAACTTTGAATATAATTTCTATATCTTGTGTAAATGTTATATCTGCACCATCCCAACCAATTGCAGCATCAGAACGAAATAAAATTGAATAAATAACATCTCTGTAATATTCACCGAAATCAATCCATTCTTTAATCTTCAAAAATAACCAGTTCATCCATTGAAAAGGTGGTTTTTCACTAGCAAGCCAGCCTAATAATTTCTTAGCTGCACTTGGTTCTATTGTATAAGAAGCGGCACCGTCAGCCCATTTTGGTTTTATCGGTTTGCCTAAATTTCCTGCCATAATTTAATCTCCTAGTTAAGTCGCTGTTAAAGCAGCGAATTTTCCGCCTAATGTTGGATCAAGTGCATCGCTAAAGCCTAATCCATCTGGATTGCCATCAAAAACAAAAGCATCGCCGTCCTCATACCATCCAATGCCTATCACTTCAACACCGCCGGCGGCTACTAATTCCATTACATTAAAAATTCCAACTTGGTCATCATAATTTAATTCGTAAATTTCAATGTCATCATACTCAACCCAACCTGCTGCAATATGGTCTGAACCAAAATCAATTGTTGTAGCAGTAGCTTGGAATATTATATCAAATTCATACCAACTTGCATAAGGAAAACCTGTATAAATTATCACAGCACCATTTGTTACAATAGGCAAATTTCCTAAAGCGTTCTGCATCATCACTCTGCCGTTGACCTTATACCAATTTCCAATAGTTAATTTAGTCTGCTGTGCAGCAGGATTATTGATTGCATTGTAAGTAACTCTCAAAGATTGTAATCCTTCATATGGAGTAACTAAACTTTTTGTTAATGTCGCACCATTAACTACAGTCCAAAATCCAAGACCTGCGATTTCCATGTCATTATCATCAAGCAATTGTGAACCTGTTATTGGAGCAGAACCAGCAAATATAGCTATTTCTGCTGGCCAATGTTCTGTCATATATGAAACGCTGACCTCACTTATAAGATTGAAAACACTTATTACGTCTTGCGCTCTGCCTTGTGAAACATTTTGACCAATTTTACCATATAATGAAATTCTATAAGATGTATCGTTTTGACCGCCTCTATCTTTACCGACAATTTCACCTATTCCGTCTAATTGTTTTCCTGATGCTGCATCTATATTTCTTAAAGTTAATAAATCATAAAAAGCATTTTCAACTTCTTGATGACCATACAAAAACGCCTGTATGAAACCCATTACCAAAGTTTTATCTTTGAATTGACTTAATAATCTTGCTAGGCCATCTTCAACGTGCGTTGTTATTTTTGTTGGTAATAAAGCCATCTAATACCTTATGTTATATTGGTGACAATTATTCTTGAAGTGTCCCAAGTTGATATTTCATTAACTGCAACTGCTATATTAGCGTCATCATGTGAAGTTGTATCAATTTCTGCGTCTGGTTGTGAAAGGCCACTAGCACAAACATAATTTGACATTGGTGTCGGTGTTCCTGCTGCTGCTGCCGTAACTGTGATTTCTCTTGCCGCCGTAACTGACGCAGTTGCAACTGTTGCTAGGGCTTGTATAGCTGTTGCTAAATCTGTCATTGTCTGGTTGTGAGTTGCATTAAAAGGCACTTGAGCAATCGCTACTCCTGCAACATCAAGGTCTATCGTATTTAAGGCCACAAAATCAGCGTCCATAGTTAAAGTCTGAACAAGTGCTATATTTGCAACTGCAATCCTGAAATCAATATCATCAATTCCAATAACTTCATGTACAGCTTCGTATAATTCTGTAACGATAACATCATCACCAATACTAAAACCGGTTGTTGTATTTTCTGCGAAAGCAACAACATTAGTTTTTATTGAAGTTTCACCGCCTGTTGGAAAAGTTGAATTTACAACAATATCAACTTCAAGCCAAATTGTGATTGGCGTTGGCCTTGAAAAATAAATTGTATGGTCAAAATCCTGCGAATCTGTAATTACTTCTGACGAACTTCCATAAGTTTGTATTCCCGCAGCCTTAGTGTCCCAAATAGCCTCCGCTATATCCGCATCAACGCCATCCAAAACAACACATTCAATAGATTTAGCAGGTCTACCTGCTCCATCAACTACCATTGTATCATTTTCATACACCAGCGCAGCAGTAACATCATCAATATCGAGTATTTCTGCTCTTATACCATCAACAGTAGCAGAACCCGGAGCGGCCAAAGTTTGCATCCTTCTTATTCTTAATGCCGCATCTGTTTCAATATCGTTTCCTGTATCTATATCTAAAGGATTTGAAACGCTGTCCCATCCAACAACTATGGTTTCTATTACTGTTAACGAACCAGATAATGCAGCTACAGCACCAGGCGTTTGAGCAATAACTTCAATATCTATGTTTGGCAATAATCCGGCTGTTGTTTCTGCAACCGATATTGTTATCGGTGTTCCTACAATTTCTAATGAATTTGTATTACCTTCCAAAATAGCAACTTGTGGTTGTGAACCATCTGCGCCAGCAAAAGTAACTGTAAAACCAGCCGCAAAAGTTCCTGCTACTGTTACAGCAGATAACACACTCAAAGCATTTAAAGCGTTTTGTACCGCAATGGCCGCAGCGTTCCATGCTATGACACCAGTTTCTTCACCATCAAAAATTAAAGTGAAAGACCCAGCGTCAGGAACAAAGCTAAATGTTATATCTTGAATTTCATCCGTTCCAGCACCTATTGTGCCAGCGGCTACTGTTTCAAATGTTAAATCAGAATTTCCACTTACTGAAATCACAGAAGCAATCGGAATCACAGTTGCCAACGTACCTTTTGCATTAACACTACCAGTTGAATATGTAGCGGCCAATCTTTCAATGCCTGTAAGACTAACAACCCAATCTAAACTAACGCCTGATGCTGTTTCAGGATACATAGCGTCATAAAGAGCCTGTCCAAGTTCCCATAACAAAGCTTCTCGTTCTGCATTTATTCCAACTTCTTGACCAAGTACGCTTTCAGGTTGTAAATTAATACCATTACCAAAAGCAGCCTTGAGAGAAGTTTCTTTTTCAAGTTTAACATCTTCCAATCGTTTTATAACAAATCCAGCATCTGTTACGCCATAAGCCATATTAGACCTCTATAATTTTATTAAAATCAATGTCGCCATCTTCTGAACGACATCGAAATTCAAAAGTTAATTCTCTAGTTCCAGTAAATTCTAAATTAAATTCTAACAATTCTAATATCCCTGGTGTGTCTAAAATTATTGTCTTAAATGCAGCAGATACAGCCTGAAAATCAGGGTTTTTAACTAAGACATCTTGATAATAAGGCAATCCAACCGTTTCATCTAAAAACCATTCGCCTAAAAACGTTGATAGACGTATCAATAAAGATTGTCTTTTAGATTCTAAACCAGAAGTTAAAGAAACCTCATTATCTACAATCTCAATATCTCCTGTTGTTTCATCAAGTTTTAAATCCATATTAAACTATTCCTACGGCATCATGTCCATCGCCATGAGTATCTGCACCACTACATTTTGCAAAACCTGTTATATGAGCAACCACAGTTGATGATATAGCTTCTGCTATCTCATCAGCCCATTTTTCAAGCGCATAATTTGGGTCATTCAAGTCGGTTAAAGTAACACTTTCCCATGTTCCTAAATTCGCTATAATGGCCGCTTTCATTGCTGTTTTTAATGTTGCTGAACTCATTGCCATAATTAATACCTCATATCTATTTTACACTATCGAAGTTACGACTCCAAGAAACTTTTTAAATTAGTTTGGTCACTTGGAAACAACGGATGTTGCAAAGGTTGTAATCCAATTCCTGTAACTGTTTTCGCTTCTTGTATGTGTGTTAAAATATCATTTAAAACTTTTATTAATTCATTCGTGCTATTTTGCACTTGAATATGTCCGTTTGGTTTTATTCTAAATTCTGTTCTACCACCGCCATCATTGCCATTTCGTATAATAATATCGTCACCATTATCAACAGGCACAGTATCGTTGAACGGATAACAACCCGGATAAGCTATTGCATCTGATATCTGATGCTTTCTTACATCTTCTGGGTCAACTTCACCGCCTGATGTAAGCCATTTTTCAAGCGACCTGTCAGCAATCCATAAAGTTACTTGGTCGTCTTTTTTAAGTGGTAAATGAATATATGCTTTACCGGCTCTAGGATGCGCCACAGGTACGTTATAAATAATAGGTGCTGAAACTACGCTACCATCAGAATATTTCTTTTTAAATTGAGGTCTTACATCTGCCAACATTTTATCTTTATCATATTTTATAATAATAGCAGGAACACAAACTCTAAGATCATAAGCTGATTTTTCGCATGATTGCTTTATTACTTCCGCCCACGAAGGAGTAGCGGAACTTGTTTTTTTTACATCATTTATAAAATCTGACATTATGCGGCCTCACATTTCGTTTTAAAAACATTTCCATGTGAATCGCCTTTGTGTTTAACTGTGCTTATAGTATAAATTCCATTTACAAACTTGCTAACTATTTTAACTCTGCGTCCGGGTCTTAATGTAGGATATAAAAGTGTTTCAAATTCAACTCCTTCTTCTGTCTTTTCAGGAATATTAATTAATCCAGTTTTTTCGCTTAATTCTACGATTGAATCTGTAGTACCAGATGCTTGAGGTGTTATTTGAACAGTTTCATCTTGTATAGACCATTTTAAATCAAGTTTTTTAGTTAACATATCGAGATTATCCCTGACATTACCTTCTAATGACAAACCATTGCTAAATTTAAAATCAGTAATTCCTAATTTGCTTGAAAAAGGTAATTTCATTGCAGAACCTAAATCGTCTATTGCTTGTTTTATACTAATTCCGGGAGGATAGCCTTTATCAAGTTTGGCGTGTCTGTAAGCATTATCACCATCCCCAATTTCAAGCGTTGATATAATATCAACATTATTTTTCTTATGAATTGTTTTTGTAATATTTCCTTGAAAAATAGTTGCTGTTGTGTTCTCATATCCAGCTTGCAATATTATCCTAGTTTTTTTATCTTCAAGTAATCCTCGTGTTGTAGCTGATAAATTATAGACTTTTATTTCTAATTGATTTGTATTTGATTCGCTATTTTTTTTAGCATCAAAACTTATACGCAACCCATCTAATAATTTCGATTCACCTTCGCCTTGAATTATCGTCAATGACACTTTGCGAAGATATAAATTATTTACATCAGTTGTTAATATGTCTGCCATTATTCAGATTCCTCATATAATAACAAAGATTGGTCACCAAATGATTCTTTAGTTGCTTCTAATTCGTTTTCAGTAGCATCAAAAAGCAATAATAATCCGGGTGGTAAATTCAACATCTTAAATCTTTTAAGCATAGCAAAATTTATATTTAAAGGCACACCCATTACTATTGGGACTTCATCAGCATCCATTACATTAACATGCCAACGTTCAAGACGTTCATTGTAAGTGAACTCAAAAACATAAGTGCTATCCTCCAAATCAGTTCTTAATTTTGAAGCATAATTTTTATTGTCTATCGGTATTTGTCTTATATCCATATTATTTGAACCAATCAAAAATTTTTCTTAAAAAAATCAAAAACTTTTTGCAAACTTGTTCTTTTAGTTGTACCTGTAACAACATCGGAATCAGCAGACAAAGGACTACTGGGCGGCACTACGTCAGAAGTCTTTTTGCCTTTATCAACTTTAGCTTTTAATTCAACTTCAACATTTTTAGTTTTAACAATTTCAATTTGCTGTAATTCTGCTGTAAAGGATATTGATTTACCAGTTTGCGCCGTTCTGTTAACTTGAAAGTTCTTTAAAATCATGTTTTTATAAACTCTCAACCCAGTTACAACGTCAAATGGCTCACGACTATCCCTTAACTTTAAAATTTTAGCATATTCATCTTGCGACCTTGAAGTTTTACCGAAAACTTTACTTAATCCATAAATGTTATCTATAAGTGCGAAAGTTATAGGCGTATCGCTTATTATTCCCTGCATTGTCATGCTTAAAGGTAAATTTCTAACATGGTCTGTTATATCAGCACCATCTTCAATCGGGTTAGTTGATATTTCAGACGCAGCATTATGAACTTCACTTACAGACGCATCAACAGTAACGTTGCCAATTTTAGCTTTTTTAATGCTGTAAATAAAATTAAATAATTTTGTATCTGTAAGTGCCATTAATAACTTCCTTCTTTAACATTTCGGGATGTGTTTCTACGTTCTCGCCTATCTTGTTCTGATATTTTATTTGCTAAATCTTGATTATTATTATCAGGTGAAGCATAAACTGTAATGTTGGTTGTATTGTTAACACTACCACCTGCTGTCAATGGTGTGTTGCTTCTTTTACCACCTAAAATATCGCCTAACATATCTTCTTGCAATACAGATTCAGAAATTGGGTATCTATTTTTTCCACTAAATGCGTTTAAAGCCGACTGTGGTTGAATGTTTAAAGCTTCTGCCCAATTAGAACGTGTAGAACCTAACTTTTCAAAAAATGATTTAGGTTTATGTTTAACTAAATCAGTTTCTACAATCGGCATTCCAGTTATAAATCTCAAAAATTTAAGCAGTTCTTTGACGCTAGACGTTACCTTCATCACATCTTTTGCTAATTTTCCAAAAATAGATTCTTCACCTTTGAAAGCACCATAAATATCACCAAGTACCAATAAAACAAATGTCAATGCAACAGCCAACGCTATATATTCAGCATATAATAATCCCTTGGCTATTATTAATTTGCCAGTAAGAGATAACATTTTAGCTGCTAAGGTTGTAAATAAACGCCCAACACTTAGAAATGCCATCATTACATGAGCGCCTATTAAAAATGAAATTGCACCTGCAAGAAGAACTATCGCATTTTTAAGACCTCCAACAACACTTGTAATGCTTTTTATCATTGGATAAACCATCTTTGACATAAACCACCACATTGACTTCATGGCTTTTACAAAATCTTTCACAAACTTGACTAATTTTGTTTTTATAAGTTTTTTATTAGCATCATGCCAATCAAGAAATGCCAATAATATACTTTTAAGTGTAGGCAATAACTCATCACCCATTTGAATTGATAATATTTGTAATGTATCTTGAAAGTTAGACCATAAACCAAGCAACGTTTTCGATTGTTTTATCATCAAATTTTCAAATCTACCACCAGCACCGGTCATACTTGCAAATGCTTCTTCAACATCTTTAAATTTAACCTTACCTGCCGACACTAAATCTTGTATAGAATCTTCTGCTACACCCATGTTTTTAGCTAAAGTTGAAGCTAATCCAACGCCAAGAACATTAAAATCTCTTAATTCTCTACCTGTTAATTTTCCCTGTGTTTTAACTTGACCAAAATTCAATGCAATCCTAGCTAATGGTTGAGATACACCCGCTGAAACATCGCCTAGTGATTTTAATGTAGGCAATAATTTATCAACCTCTATACCCATTGCTAATAATTGTTTTGAAGATTTGAATACACCTGTTATTGTGAAAGGTGTCTTTGCGGCAAATGATGTTAAATCTTCCATCACTTCTTTTGCTTTTTCTGCACTACCTAGCATCGTTTCAAAAGCAACTTTGATTTGTTCCATCTCACCGGCTTTTTTAGCAAGGAAAACTACACCTGCACCTATGCCAAAAACAGCGGCAGACGCCATCAAAGCAGAACGTCTGATAGTTCTCATGCCTTTATCGTAATTTCTTAAAGCATTTTTATCTACTTTAAATCCAAGGCGAGTTATTAATTCTTTAACTATCATTTTTTGCCTCTTGCGTTTTTAGCTTCATTATTCGCTTTATCGGTGGCATTATCTCTAGCATCAAGCACATCATTAGCATCCATCAAATCTATAAGCGACCAATGTGTTTCTATTTCTTGCAAGGTTGCTATGCGTTCTAATATGCAACGCCAAACCAACCAAGGAGGACTATTATCTATCTCGCTACTATCTTTTGCTTCTTTGAATTGTTTACTTCTGCTCGCCGTAAGCCCTGTGTTGCTCCGGCGAGTTCGCCGAAAAAATCGGCATATTGAAAGCTAAGAATCGCCTTTAAAACTTTGAATAAATGACTAAATTCACCAGCAAAATCTAAATCAAATTGAATTGTTCTATGTTCATTTCCTGATATGACTTTCGTGGTATGCAAAATATCATTTACTAAACCAATGACAATATCCTCGTCCAGTTGATTCATAACAGACTGTATCATTTCGCTAATAATGTTAGGGCTAACTTCTTCATTCATTTTTTCTTCTGAACCGCTTAACATAGCAAGCATACCCAAAGGCGCACCTGCATATTTAGCTAATTTAGTTAAAATCTTCAATCCTTTAGTCGCAGGGTATAAAGAAGTCATGTATTTTTTGTCATCTATTTCAAAATTTATAGGTTCTCTCATTTTATCCCCTTATTTTAGTTGCTACCATGTGTAGAAATTAGATTATCAGTTCTTAAAACCCATTCTCTTTCAGTTGCATCACTATCATAATTAACTGTTGGTTCTTTTTGAACCCATGCTGATTCAGCTGCACTTAAAGAAATGGTTGTAATCCCAGAACCATCTTTTACAGCAAATGGGAATATTCCAGCATTGCCATATTCATCTAATTTTCTAAACGCATCAAGAATCACGTTTGATGGGCTAGATTGCATTAATCTAATTGTAATCGTTGCGCTATGGTCATTTGATTTAGTTCTTACACCTTCGCCATCTGTACCTGTTTTATAATTAAACAAGTCAGAATCTTTTTCTACTGTAATCATAGAACCTTCTGCAAAATGTGATAGAACAAAAGCTCCACAAACGACACTAACTTTTTTTGGGTCATATGTTTTAACTGCCATGATAATTCTCCTTTATTTATATTTTATAGTTCAACTCTGCCCGATATAACAACTTTATGGATTGCACCCTGTAACGTTGCTTGCCATGTTACGTTATTCAATGTTCTAGTTCCTTTGTCAGTAGTAGAAACATCTTTCACTAAAGGAACGCCGACTAAAAATGGCTCTCCGTCAAAAGTGTCTGGGTCAGGTGTTAATAAACCGACCGATATTCCGTTTAGAATTGTTTTTCTAACAAGATTTTCTATGATAGCAATTCCTGCGTCTGTATAAGCTATTTTATCAGAAGTAACTAACTCTTGATAAATGTTTTCTTGCATCCTAGCCGTCAACCAATCTATTCCACGCATGATATCCAAATATTCACCTGATGCTACAGTTGCTTCTTCTGTAATATCAATTCCACCAGCTTCAACCATGAGGTTTGCATTTTTTGCCAAAATTGCGTTGATTTCTGTAGTGCTTAATGAATTAGAACCTGTAATACCGGATAGTGTTTTGAACATCCACGTTGCACTTCCGGGATCTGTTGGTAACATTCTTCCAAACCAAGCTGCATCTGGGAAATCAGCAGGAGTTTCATTAAAAATTATCGAAGTTCTATCGTAATTTGCTGCGCTAAGTATATAAGCTATATCAGTTGTTTTAGTTGCATCGTAAATATCTACTGCGTCTGAACAACTTATAAACAATTTAGGCATAGCTTCTATTGATTTTGCTGTTACTCCAACAACAACTGCTGTTCTGTCCATACATAGACAACCATACCAATCATCATCAACAAGCCTAATTGCTGTGATATCTTCTGCCATGCCAACGTTAGGTGTAGTTGCCGTAGTAACTGCCGCTGCTTGAGTTAGTCCGCCTGTTACCAAAACACCGCTTATTGTTACTGGAACACCAGCCACCGCCGCAGTTACAGTAATAGTATGAACGCCATCAGATACCGCAGTTGTTACACCATCAGTTGCTTGAATTAATGCCGCAAAATCTGTCAATGTTTGAGCATTTGTTGCATTAAAAGGCGTTGCTGCCAATGCTGTTCCGTCAATTGAGCAATCAATCGAGTTGGCTAAAATAATGTCAGCATCAAATACGATTGTTTGTATTTGAGAAACCGCTGCTAGTCTTTGTGTAATTTTAACTTCTTCTGGTGCTGGTGTTTGAGAAAACAAAGCATTTGCCGCCTTGTACTCATCATTTCCAGACGTAAAATCAACTGCAACATCTGTCATATTGTTATAAGTTCTTACGAGTCCAGAAGCAAAGCTTCCTGTCGTTCCGAAAATCATTGCTACGCCAAATCCTGCCTGTGTTACTGTTCTTGTTGACCTAGTAACCGATACACTCACAATCGTTGAGATAGGTACTGTCATAATAATTCTCCTTTATGGTAAATCTATTTCTTGGTTTATAATATGTCCATCAGCTTCACCGTCTATGTTTACATGTTCGATTAAGCCTACGTTATCTGTTATTTCTCTTGCATAATTTATCATTACATCCATTTGCGCACGTTCTTCAAAATCAGTTTCAAGAAGTCCTGTTAAATTCTGTATATTTCCAACTGACATTAACGATATTCCATAAGTGTTCCATAATAAACTATGCGTTTCTTCTTTGAACATTGAGTCTCTAGCTAATTCCATTTCTTCTAAAGCGCTTGTTCCGTATATGTTAAGCGATATCGTTCCACCTCTTACACCTTTTAATGTAGCCACGCCTAATGCACTGACTGGCCCACGATAATCGTCAAAGCCAACTCTGCCACTGTCATTATAACGAATCGTTCCGTATGGCCTTGCAGGTGTTTTAGGTTGTGCTTGTTCTTCAAACACCCAAGTAAAGCCCAATTCTTGATTGAGCCATTTTTTCATTGCAAGTTTTATTATATTTACACTAGCCATTAGCCATTAACCTCTGCCATGAAAGTTTTATAGTGTTGAAGATTTCCATCAACCCATCTTTCAACACTTTGTACTTCAAATCTAGTATCATCATAAGCGACCACATCAGCCCTCTTAGAATCGTTTTCTTTAACTGTATAAAGTCTTGTGGTAGTATATCCTTTGACAAATCTCTTAGTTCTTTCGCCTTGTGCAAGAATTTCAAGCTCTTTTCCATTCAAAGGCTGCACACTCATCACAATATCAAAAGTTGACGTTGCTCCTTCTTGATAAACACCATCAATAAAACCGCCTGACTGCGTTATGCTGCCCTCCGCTTGAGAAAGGCCACCAGTTATCATGATTCCATTGATTAATAGGTCAGAACCCGCTTCAACGGCCAGAATAGTTACCTCTCTTGCGCCTGTGATGATTGCGGAGTCAATTTTAGATGATGATTCGATTTCTACAGCTAAATCTATTAATGTTTGAGCATGAGTTACGTTAAATGGAATTGAAGTAATTGCTGTTAAGTCAATATCAAGGTCAATGCTATTGCCGATAATAAAATCAGCATCAAAAGTAAGCACAACTGTTTGAACAGAAGAACCATATCTTGTAACAGTCAATGTTTGTCCAAATTCATTTATTAAATCAATGCTCATTTAATTTTAACCTCATAATCTATAGAATTTCTTAATCTGCCTGTGTCAATCAATGGCCTAGAAGATTTTTTCCTAGCTTTTGTCATAGGTTTATTAGGTTGAAAACGTCCTTGTGTGAAAATAGTCTTTACGTTCTTTTGATGAAATAATCCTAATTTCCCTAACGCTCTTTCAACGCTAATTTGACGTTTATAAATTCTATTAATCAAAATTTTCTTATAACCATTTATCAAATTCTTTTTAGTATCAAAAGCTTGCTTCATAAATGGTCTAGCTGGTATATGATTTGGGTGTGAACCAAATTCATGTATCGTTGCCAACTTAACCATGTTCATTGTCAAAGAACTTTCATTCCTAACCTTTTTACCCTTAACACTTCCACGAGTAGTGTATTTCTTTTTGCCACCGCCCGATATAACTCCAATTTTCACATAAGAATTATCAATGTCTTTCAAACTTTTAAGGATTTTATTCCATCCTCTATCAATAATTTTTACACTCATGTGTTGAAATCCTGATTAAAATTTATAACCAATGGTGTTGTAACAATCTCTTTTCTTAAAGCTAAATATCTTCTACCATAAACAGTAGAACCTAAGCTGCTATCATAAACAGTGATATTAGGCTCTGCAAATTGTTTTTCTAAATCGCCAACTTTTTTCTTAGTGACACTTCCAGATGCGCCTGAACCAGTGCCAAGCCCTGAAATAGATAGAAGATGTGCGGTATAATAAACTGTTGCTATATCAGCTTTATCACCCCATGTACTAGTGTTTATAGAAAGCACAGCGTCAGCAATAAAAATATTAATGGTTGCAGGTGCTACGGATGCAAAATCTGCAAATCTTGTTGTTATGTCTGACGCTGTAATGCTCATCTATTAACCTCATTTTAATCGTTATCTTCTGCGTCATCAATTTCTGTTTCGTGGATGTCTTTCATTTTAGCTTCTATAGCATTAACAACACCTTTACGCTCTTTACCTACATTTTCTTCTTCACGCCATTTCAGCAACAATTCAAGGTCGTTTACGTTCTCAATTAATTTTTTACATTCAACAACGCTGTAAGATTCCAAAGCTGGTTTAGAAATTTCTTCAACTTCATCATCTTTCTTTTTACCTTTTGCGCCTTTTTGACCTAAAATTTTAATGTATTCATCGTCAATCATTTTTTTAAGCATTGGATGTTCTTGTGTACTATTTCCATTTTTTATATAGTAAACACTTTCCCAATCTGCTTTTCTAATTTCATTGATACCAGTTTTCAACCAAACGGGTCCACATCTGTGAACGTTTTTACGTTTTGGATGTTTGTATTCAATTAAAAGAATCGCTGCCATAAATTATCTCCTTTTATTAATCTGTGATTATGTGTCTAAACCATCATAAATTGCTATTGCCAATGGTTTATAAATTACAACGCCACCAAATGCTTCATGTGCAGGAACTTTAAACTCCATCATTTCTTGCTGTGGTGAAAACAATTCGTAATCCTGTGCAATCATCATTTCTAATTTGTCTGGATTTCTATCATACACAACCATAATATCAGTTGCATAAAGAGCGTTGTTTGCGGCATCACATTCATTCAATGATACAACATCTGTGATATATTCGTTTGTTTCTAGGAAAAAGCTAAGAACTGTGCTGTCACTATTAGGAATTTTCAATGTAGCAATATAACCACGCATACGAGGTGATAAAATCATGGTGTTTGGTGCTTCAACTTCGTTTGTAAGTTCAATAATGCCAAGAACAGCGTCATTCATATCACGAAGAATTTGCTCTGCTGTTTTATCTTCCCATTCAGTTGATGCTCCAACGCCATCTGCTGCAACTGTACCAGTAGTTATGTTAGTATTAGAGAAAAAGCCCGGAACGTTATAAGAATCATCACCAAACCAAGCTGCTGTATTTTCTTTACGAGCAACTGCTTCTCTGGATGAATTAGCTCTACGTTGTTCAAGGTTTTTACCAGCCATTCTTGCATTGCGGATATCTTGAATAGAATATCTAAAAGATGAACCCATGCCTTTTACTTTAGTCGTGTTTTCTTTCCCTTTGATGTCAGCGGTTGGGAAATCTTTAGCATAGTTTGAAATCCATTTTGCGATGCCTACTGATTCGTATTCTTCCCAAGTAATAGTCTTTGCGCCAGCATTTACTTCAAAGTTTGTTGGCAATAAATCTCTTACTTTAATTCTTGGCAATTCAATATCTTTTGATTGTGCCATTTTATATTCTAATTCTCTTTCAAACCAGATACTTTCATCAGCATCAAGTCTATCTTTAAAAATGTTTTTATTAGACATCTAAGCCTCCTTTTATCTTATAAATTAATTATGGTAAGTTAATTTCTACAACTGCGTTTTCACCTGATGCTGCTCCGATAACATATCTTGCGTATGTAAAAGCAAGTGCTGTGCCAGTATCGGCATCTGTTCTAAATTTGCCTCTTGCGGCATATTCAATCCCGACAACTGTTTCAGTAACAACAATTCCAGCTTGACTTACGCCAAGTGTAATACCTTCATCTGTCAAAACTGTTACAGCGGCGTCAACCGTTATTACAGAAGTGATAGTAATCGTTCTATTTCCTGCACCACCAACAACGGCTGTTGCTACACTTGCTTGAGCCTGAATTTGAGCTGCAAATAAATTCATTGTGCTTAAATGTGCTGCGCCATCATAAGTTTCAGTTAAAACGTTTCCATCAACTGTTACTGTGATAACATTAGCCGCTATAATATCGGCATCAAGAACGAAAGTTTGAACTTGCGCACGACCATCATATCTTACATAAACATCGTCATCTGGTGTAACAGCTTCTTCAACTTCAACATACATTCTACCAGAAGTCATAACTGAAACGCATGATTTAACTGGATATGCGTCTAAATTTTCTTCATTGTCCTTAATGCCAATGCCCCAAAGAACTGCGCTAGCATTGTCTGGCAATTTAACGCCATCTTCATCACCTGTAATTTTTTCAACGGCCTGACCATAAGGAATAACGATTGCTGGGTTATTCATAGACTGTTGTTTGTAACCTGACATATCATATAACTGGCCTTTAAGACCTGATGTCATTTCTAATGGATATGCTGTTTGTACCATGTAAAACCTCCTTTAAAAGTTTTTAATTATTTTTCATTTTTCATTAATGATTTTTTCCAACGTTCTGAATCTATTCTTTTATGTTCTTCAAGCTTTTTATCTAAATCAAAAGCCTCACCATCATTAACTTTTTTGCCTAATTCTTTTTTAAAAGCGTCAGATTTATTACTTGAATCTTTTTTACTAGAAACTTTCTTGAGAACAACATCAAACATACCATTGATATAATCATCTGAAGATTCATCAAGTTTCAATTCGGCATCTTCTTTAACTAGAACTGTTTTTTTCAATTCGCTATCTGTTGCTGTTGCAAAGTCAACTTTTTCTGCTTCTTCTTTACCGAGCAACTCTTTTACTGTGTTTTCAAGGTCAATACGAGCCTTTGCATCTTTTTTAAGTGTTTCCATGTCTGGTTTTTCTTCTTTAATCTTTTCGATTTCTTCATCTTTTTTCTTTAACTCTGTTTCTAAGCCATCATGCTTGCCTTTTAACTCATCAAATTCAGATGTCTTTTTTTCCATATCAGCTTTAAATTCGTCAAGGGCTTTATCCTTCTTGACAATTTTATCTGCTAGTCCTTCGCTGACTTCATATTCAATTCCATCAACTTTAATTTTTACCTCTGGCATAGTATCGCCTCCTTTTTGTTTTTTCATTTGTTTTATATCGGTTTTAACGGCTTTGACATTGTCCTCAACCATTATTCCATCAAATCTATCTAATTTAATTTTAGCTTCTGCTCCCGCCCTGCCTTTATCAACAATAGCAACGTGGTTATAAACGATATTCCTTTGAATTGCGTCATAGTGTTGACCTTTATAATCACCTTCTTGATCTTCTACATCACATTGATAACCACATGATAATTCTACCTTTTTTTCGTCCTTAACCTGTCTTACGGCTTCTGCGTCCATTATGTTCACTTTTCCAGCAGTATATTCGCCGTCTTTGTTTATTTCTTCACCTGTAAAACCCACTTGGTGCAATTTTACGTTACCTGAATCAAGCATTGAAAGTGGATGATTGTTTGTAATGGGTTGTGAGGCAAGCGATTTAAGTGTATCAACTTGGAATACTTCTTCTTCTGGTCTTAATTCGTATTTAATAGAACCATCATACATCATATACTTAAAAATGCCTGTTCTTGTAAATTTAGCAGCTGCTCTCAAATATCCTTGTTCAGTAATTTCAATCTTATCTAATTTTGCAACGTCAAATCTTCTTGAAGTCATATTATTACCATTGGATAATTAAAGTTAAGGTCAATATATATTTTACTATAAATGAAATTAATAAAAAAGGTTTTTTTTTGTTATATACTTTTTAGATAACTGGAAGGGCGCTGCAACGGCAATTTATATCTTCTCCCGGGTGACCTGTATCGGCCGGAGGATTGTTCCAACTAAAGACACGCTGGTTTTTAGATGCGTGGTCTGGTCTTACTCTTTCATCTTGCGCTGTCTGCCAAACATATTTTTTTATTCCATTATGTGTTTGCCTCAACCTCGATAAATCGCCATAAAATTTTGAAGTTTGGTCACGAGCTATCAATTTGGCTTTGTTTTTGGTCAATTTAAACTTGCTTTGAAGCTCTGTTTTTATTTCGTTTGTCAACTTACCCCTTCGCACACCTTCTGTAATAATTGTTTCAACTCTATTAAAGTGTTGTTGTGAAATTGAATTTATTAGAGCAACGTTTTCTTTTATAAAGCCCTTAACTTCACCGTTAAGCCATACTTCTGATGTAGTTAAATTAATGCCGATAAGTTTAGTTGAGAGCTTATTGAAATAACCTTCACTCGCTGAATTGACGTTATAAGCGGCCTTAGTAGCAATCTGCTGTTGTTTCTTATCTGTAACCTCACCATAGAAATTGATTCTAAGCGTTGCCATTACGTCATCAATCTCATCACTCCACTCATCCATGTGGTCTAATGTAGGCCGTATTCTTTCAGCCATATCAACTATACCCTTGATTTGAGGGAATACTATTTCATTTGTAAGCCTGATTAAAATATTAGATATGCCGTTCAATTCTCTAATGTAATCGATTGCCAAAGTGAGCGTATCTGGAGGGATAGGAGGCTTCTTTATCCTTTTTCCGGTCTTTTCGCTCTGAAACTTAGCCATATTAGCCAAGTTAGAGCCTTCCCTTGCTATAAGCTCAAGTGCGCTTTCATCTTTTTTCGTTAAAGACATTAGACCTCAATTATTATTCTTCTTCGTCCGGTTCTACTGGATCTTGCTCTCTTAATAACGCTCTATTCTTTTCATCAAGTGTAGTTTCGATTGAATATCCGTCTGGTGTAAATCTTGAGTCTGCTATTTCACTTTGCGATAAAATCCCATTGCTTAAATATCTTTCATCAGCTTGTGATTGAACGTTGTGAATTTCGGCCATTTCTTTATCCGTCATTTGCTCAATGCTATTAAATTCTAATGTGTAGCTAGGCATCTTGCCTCTTGCCATAAATATAATATTTAAAAGTTGTCTGTATTTAGGTCTAAGTTGTTTCTCTTGCCTGTTTTTAATGTGATTAGCCCATTGCTTACGTTCTGATTCGCCGGTGTTGCCTAACCCACTTGCACCTTCACCGAACAAAAGAGTGTGAGGCAAATCGGTTTCCATTAAAAGGCGTTGTGCCATTTTATTTAACAAGTCCGACAACCCAGCAACGCTGGTGCTTGTCCTGCTGTATTTCTCGCCTGATTTCAACACAACAGCATTAACAACTGAATTAACTTTAGCGATAAGCTCCAATCGTTTAACAACAAGTTCCTCTCGGCCTTGGGCTATGAGATCATCAAGTCCTTCTATTTCAATTACTGCTTGTGCAAAGTCTGATAACAAAGCAGCAGCACCATCATATCCAGTATGAAAATTGGCTAGAGGTTTTCTTAACCTAGAATAGAGAGTATCGCCCCAATAACTATTACTTTTCATTGTGTTAAAAGGTAATTTAACACCATCAAACCTTATAAAGCGTGTATGATGAAATTTATAAGTATTTTCTTTTTTATTTGTTGGATTATTTTGCAAAGAATAAAATTCAGGTTTTCTAAACGCAGGATCGGCAGGGTCTGTTATAATGTCAGTTGATAAAACGTTTAATGAATACCTATCAACTGAAACAAGGTATTCTATTTCGCCAATTTTCTTAGTTAAATCCAATGGCTCTATTGGGTCATCACCTTTAATGCCAATTATAACGCCACCGCCACCGTACATATCACCCCATAGACAACTTTCTGCCATCAATGTGTCAACGTCCCATTTTTCAAGCTCTTGTTGCGCATATTCCGCTAAATTTTCATCACCTTCAATTATTTTAATTTCAAATCCTTCTCTAAACATTTCTTCAATAGGTTTATCTAAAATTCTTGCGCCAACACCATCCGCTTGGTAAATATCCTCACATTCTCGTTGCTTGAGCAAGCGTTGTACTGGTGCGGCTTGCATTGTTTTGTCATAACCTGTGCCTATGTTAGTCATAACATTCTGCCAGCCGTCCATTTTCTTCATAGATTTCTTGTAGTTTGATAACGCTCTCTTATAATCCATAATTGTTTTTTTCTTAGTCATATATTGCCTCCTACCATTTCAGGAAATTCTCAAGGTTTGCTATACCGCCTGTCGTGTTCATGTAATTTATACTCTGAGACATTGTGTCCACCATATCATCAAATTCACCATTCGGAAAGTTAGCACACTCATCAATAAAATCACCAGCCCAAGATAAAACATCAGGATGCGGAATTATTATATTACCTGAATCTTGTATCGCTGATATTGCTTCCGCTCTTGCATACTTACTGCCTTTTGGTTCAATAGGTTCAATACCTGATACACTATTTTTTAATGCACTGATAATCGCTGGCCCATTGGCTTTATCTTCTATCAGTATTTTAGTGGCTTTAGGCCATCTATTAGTCATTGTGATAACAGCTTTTAATGTTTCCACAAAATCACATTGTTTGCGCCATTGATCTAACAAATAATAGTCAGCTTTTATTTTACCCCAAATTTGACCACAAACATAGGAGTTTTTCTTGCCTTCTTTAAAATTCATATCCCAAGATTGAATTAACTTGTCAAAATGTCTAGGCCGCTCACGCCAATAGCCCCATCTATCACGTTTAAACAGATTACCTTCTTCTTCTGATGGTCGACCCATATAAAGAGCATTCCAAAAATAAGGGCCGAGAGTTTTTTTAATTACTTCTAATCGCTTTCTTGAAAACATTTCAGGCCATAGAGCATCATAATTATCAGACCAAGCTGGAAATTCTAATAATACCCAATTTTCGTGAGCTAAATCTTTAAGAGCAAAACCAATAAGATCGTCCACATTCCATCGAGTGCCCATTAAAATAACAGCACCATTTTTTTGCAATCGTGTTGAAACAGTTGATTTAAACCAATCTTGAGTGTCTTTTCTTATTAACTCACTTGCGGCTTCTCTATGATCTTTAAAAATATCATCACACAAAAAAACGTGGGCTCCTTTTCCATTTACAGCACCGCCTCTACCAACAGCATAGTATTTACCATTTCTGCCAACGGCAAATTCCTTCTTGGATTTAGAGTCACCTGCTAATTTACATTTAGGAAATATTTTGGTGAACATCGGATCTGCGATTTGATTTTTAACCTTACGTCCGAAACCGCTGGCAAGTCCCTGTTCATAGGTTGAATATATAACAAAATTGTTTGGATTGCGTCCAAGATACCAAGCAGGAAAGAACTCGCCTACGTTATAAGTCTTGGAATGACGAGGCGGCATCACAACAATCAATCTCTTAATTAATCCGGCTTCAACTGCTTCAAGGTGTGCGCAAAGAGTTATAACATGTGGTGGAGATAAATAGTCAGGCTCCATGTAGCTCGCATAACTTGCAAGATTTTTATATGCTAGTGCTTCTAGGCTCATTTAACGCCACATTGGAGGAATGAAAACACCCTGACAGGTACACTTATCTTCAAACCAGTTGTAATCAGCGTTTTTAAAGTTCTTACAAGCTAACTCACATAACAACCAACCGCCAGCCCATCCTTGTGATTTAGACTCAGGCTGTTTAACAGGATTAGAACCTTCATTTACTACAACATCACAAACTAGAAAATAATCATTAAAGAACTTTTCCCAATGACAAGGATTGTGGTTTATCTCGCTCATTTATCCCCCTTCTTATCCAACGCCGCCATTAACTTCAACTTTTCCTTTTGCGCCTTCAATGTGGCTTTGGCTATTTTGGTTGATTGCTCGTCTGTTATCTCGCCTAAGTTTTGACCCTCTGCGCCTGTTAATTCGTTCCTGAC